GCAGGGTGGCCGTATGATAGCCCACGCTCACGGATCGTGTCTGTTGCTGTGAGTAGGATTTCATTAGCGCGCATCTGTTGTCACTCGCTGAAATGACTTGGCTACGATTAAACCCTCGCGCTTGCCTTCGTTAAAGCCCTTAGCCCATCCGACTAAATACCACAAAGCATTAGCTAATAAAAGCAAGATAATCATCGGCATCTCAAAGCTCATGCTGACACCTCGCATCGGCATTGCCAATCATCTGATTCTAGGCACATGCAGTCATACCCTGCTACATAGTTACTGCATGGATTCTGGATGTGATACATCATTGCTGAAATGTAAGTAGCTTGATCGCATAGATCGCAATAAACTATCTCAACTCTTTCCATAGTTTGCATTTACTTTCCTATCCGCAGCAATGCCCTTGATTGCTGACAGGATTAGTGTGACACAGCGACACGACAAAAACGCGCCTATTTGTGTAACGATTCGATAACGAAAAACCCAGGCTCTAGCGCGGTCTGCCGTAGGACTTTCCAGACACAATGAATGTGCCATCCTTCTCGATGTTGATTAGATCAACCTGCACTTTGGCTTTGTTTACATAGATGATAGCGAAAGCCTGCTGCCAGTTAGCAACGCCCTTAGTGTATGCAGCTTGCTTAAAGTCCATAAGATTGCCTACCTCGACACCATGTAGGACACGCCCTATACGGCCTCCAGAAGCCTCTGAGAAGGCACTACGCCCTGCTCTGTGTGTATGACCTGAGATGACATTCTTTCCATGCCTACGGGCTGCTTCAAGGGCTGATAAGCCCCCCTGTGGCTTGATTGGTGTGTGGTCTCCATGTACTGCAATCCAGTTAGGCGCAATAGGCATAGGATTCTTATGAAAGGTAATGCCTAGCTCATCGAACTTCATAAACTTCTCAAAGCGCAACTCAGGCAATGCCCCGAATGCAGGGACTTTAGCCATAATGATGTTATACAGGCGATCTGTGTGATTGCTACGGATGCAGTCTGTAACGCCTAAGTCCCAGAGAAGCTGCACAGCCTCGTTGCGGTCATCATCTAGGGTCTGGGCATAACTGCCCATGCGCCCTTCTTCCCACTTGCTAATCTGTGGAAGATCGATCTCATCGCCAATGGTCACGACTTGATCTGGCTTGAACTTAGAGATAAAGCTTGCAAGGTTACGGGTTGCAACCCTGTCATGGTAAGGGACTTGTAAGTCCGAGACTACGACTATTCGCTTAATCGTCATCCTCATCTTCATAGTTGCCGAACTTCTCTGGCTCGACAGGATCTGGCAAGATCCAATGTGGGTAGGCTTGAGGCTCTGTGATCATGAACATTGCTACATCTTCTGCGAAACCTGCTCGCTTAAGAGAGCAGAAGTATTCATAAAGCCCAATGCAATAAGCATCTAGCTTTGAGTAGCCTTGTTCCTCAAGTGCCTTAGTTGCTTTTCTTGCCATGAGAAAATTATCGCTCTAGAAGTATGTTATAGATCTCATCGACACGCGCATGCAGTCGCTTAATCTCTGTCAGTAAATGAGTAATGACAAAGCCTGAGAGACCACCGAGTGCCACGATGGTCGCGATGTAGAGCTGAAAGAAATCTGTCTGTGTCACTTTTTAGGGCTCGCATATCCGAATACGCCTGATAGCACAGCCCATAGGATTGCGCGGTAATCTGCCTCAAAGTTGGATGATGCCCATGCTGCTAGGAATGCTCCAGTTGCAAGGTAAACAGGGTTCTTGATGTTTTTCATTATTCTCCACCTAACATAGATACTTGAAAAAAAGCACCATCATTGTCAGCCGTTTTCTTAAACGAGACATGCATGTGCTTAACGTGTTTGTTAGCCCCTGTGTACTTGCGCCATTTCCAGTTAAGGATGGGTGAGCAAATTCGTCCATCGAAAATGATGTAACTAATACGCTTGTCTGCTTTTGACTTTGATAAGGCACGAAGCTGATCTGCAAGATCGCCCATGATGTCGGGCTTGCTTGACTTGAACAGGTCACGATCGACATCGATGGCACGTACCCAGCCCTGCTCATCTGGATTATGATCAGACTTGCGAGCAGCGTGTCTGGTATCACCAATCCAACCATCCGATAGCCGGTCACGATCTGGGAATGAGTCATCGATCTGCTCTCTTAACTGGATAGCAGCCTTAGAGAGTTTTGGCTTCACTTGCCTAGTTTTAGTCCAGCAGGAATTGGCTGAGAATAATCCCATCGAGCAATGTAGTCGCCAGCACCATCTGAATCGTTACGCAATAAAATTGAACCAGTAAATGGGTCAAAATCATCATTCGTAAGTTCTGGATAAACTGCAATTATTTGATCGTAAAGTGACATTATAGACCCCTAACCCATACTGCATCGAATCTCTTTAAGAATGCATTAACGCTTCCAACATTTCGAGCACCAGCACCTTGACACAATACAAAAACCTCAAGGTAATCTGTTGTGCCGTTCATATCAACAAGGCATGAACCTTGTGAAATGAAATTTGTTATGTCGGAATCGCTACCCCGTAAATATGCGTCTGCATTCTTAAATAGTGTTGTGTAAGCACGACCGCAATCATTAAGTGCCACAGAATAATTGACTTGGTAATATCCAGCTTTGTTTGGTGTGAATCTGGAAGTTGCGTAACAAGAATCTGAATCCCAGACCTCAGTTGTAAAAGTAACCTTGGTATCAGTATTCTGCGCTGGATTTTGTACGCTCCCTGCACCTTGAAAAGTTGGCCCAGATGAACCAGCAGCAGCAGCCCACTTTAATCCTGTGGCTGTACTTGAATCTGCTGTAAGGACTGTGTTGTTTGCACCCACTGCTAACCGCGCTGCTGTGTCTGCTGCGCTAGCTGCAATGATGTCACCCTTAGCGTCAAAGATTGTTGCAGGGATGCCTGTTGCATCTGTTACCCATGAAAAGTCCATGTCTGTTCCAGATGCCTTAGCAAGGACTTGACCAGTCGTGCCACCTTTAAGATCGACCAGTGATGCATCGATAGCATCGCCAAGAGTTTCAATGGCTACTGCGCCATTCTTAACTAAGTCGCTGGATGTCGGAACGCTCCAGCCGAAATTGGGTGTAGTAGTTGCCATTAGGTTAGTGCTCCAGTCGCGTTAGTCCATGTAAGTGTACCATTTACGCCAGTCCAAATAAGTGAGGCTGGCAATACTGTTTCCCATTGAGTCGTAGATAATGAGAAGTCTGTAGCTGAGACATAAAGGGTAATCTCAGTAAAACTAGGGGTTGCTCGCAATGCTACATTTTCCACAAAGCCATCAAATTGACCATCAAGCAAGTTAGAAGGCAAATTAGTAATTAAGACTGGCTTCCCAAAAAACACACCGATAAGGTTGTCAAGCATGGCAGAAGGCATGTCCGGATTGTCGAGGCGGAAGGTAATTGCTCCCAATGAGGCGCGTGGATTTTTACGCAGTTTAAGCTCTCTATTGGCAATATCAGTGATATCTGTAAGCGTCTTGATGTTAGAGTCAAACGAACGCTCAAAAAGCCCGTAAGAGGCTATAGAGTCGGTATCTAAGGTTATGTAGGTTGATCCGTATCCTGTAGCGTAGCGGTAGATAAGGCTGTTACGGATGCGAGCAGTTTGAGTTGTTGATGTGATAGAGCTTGGTGTTGCATACGCGCCGTCAAGGTTAGTAAAGCCATTTGCTGCGAGATAGTTAGATCTGTGGTCTGCATCGTCATAACTCACATTCCCATCATTTTCCTCGTGGAGTTGACCCAATGCGCTATTGGCAATCTGATCTGCAAGACTTTGAGACTTAGCAGAAGGGTTAGCAGCTAAGGCGATCATTGTGTAAAAGCCTGAGTCTATTGTGCCAATGTAGGACTCAGCCTCAGCCCATGTGACAGTTGCGGGATATGTATCCCACGTCACAGTTGGTGTTACTTCTGCCCATGACAGGTTAAGGGCAGCACCCAAGATAGTTTCGATCTGTGCGCCGTCTAAACCTTCTGCAAGTGCTGTGTTGAAAATAGCCTTTGTAAGGCGAGCAAGTGAGCCAATTCCTAAAATCGTTCCAGTTGTAATAAAGCCAGTTTCTTCTGGGCTTCTTACCCCGATGTTGAAATCTGATACTTCTCCACCGAATACAGTTACATAAGTGCCAGATGAATTTTTAAGTTCTAAAGTGATTGGCTCTGTGACATTGATAGTAAAAGGCGAATTGTCTGTATTGATGATCTCTACTCGGCAGTAACCTGCTGTGCATTGACGATCAATATCTAGGCGGCCAGAAGCATAGGAAACTGAGGTAACAGTCGTATAAACATCATCGCCAACTGTTACACGCCACTCAGGAAGCCATGTCATTCGATCCTCAACAATGTCCCACGGCTTTGTGCA